GCCGCACCCGCATAAGACCGTCTAGTAACTGCTGCCATCTATACTCCTAATCTTGAACCGAACGCATTGTAACAGTACAGGTTCCTTCCAAATCCCAGTTTTGCTGGTATCCGTCTATCACCTGAAATTCTAAATCTTCAACTACCACAGAATACGTTTCCGTGTTCTCTTGATAGTTTACCACTATAGGGTTTGTTACCAAATCCCGTAGTGCTTGTAGTTCTGATTCTACATCAAAATAGTATTCGGTGTCATGTACCCTGAGGCGGTGGTGCATGAGGATTGGGACACGGAAAACTTGGCTTCGGGCTGGGGATGCGTATGCTCTAGCCATCCAACGGGTTAGGGTTGGTGCTGTTGTCGCTGACCCTCTGGCGAGAACTAGTTTGAATTTGGCTTCAATGAATTTGGCTTGCGGACCTGTCGCAACCGATTCTGTGGTTAGCGCTTTTTCGTGGGGGGTCATCGATGTGTAGTCGCCCGAATCTGACGATATGTATGGGGTGACTGTGCCGTATAGGGGGGTGGTTCGGATGTCGAATTTGGCTACGAATTTGCGGTCTGGGATACCCCAACGGTAGATGCCTGTAACAATTTCTCCTTGTGTCACATAGTTCGCTGTGTCTTCCACGTAGACACCTGCGGCTGATACTGCGAACACCCGTTTGTTATCGTAGGTGGCGCATGATAGCACGTTCGCTGTTGATGTGTGCATCAAATCTGATGCGTGCGCTGGGGTGTTTGTTGCGATGAATGTTGATAGGTCTAGTCTGCCTAAGCCTGTGGATGTTGTGTCGTATTGTGACCATGTGAACCACACGTATTTGTCTTCGGCTGTGAACGATACGACGTCGCCTGTTGTTGGGATTAGGGCGCCAGCGGTGAGGTTCCCTGCGCTGTCCGCTGTCGAGTATCGGACACCTTTGTTTGTTCCGATAATGATTGCACCCAAATATCCGTATATACATTTAGGTATTTCACCTGTTGGTAGTTCTAGTGCAACTACTGGTTGGTCGAGTACGCCTGCTGAGGTGATAGTAATTTTGTAGATTGCTCCACGGTCGCCTGAGTATCCTGCAACATAGATGGCGTTTTGACCTGAAGCAAAACTTACCCAATTCCATGTTGATATCGGATGAACGTAATCGTCGCCGCCGACGTTACCTGATGGGTCATAGTAGAGGTCTGTTGCGCCTGCACCTGAATCACCTGATATAAGCAAATGTCCTTTAACGAAATCAACATAATAGAATTGGTGACCGTAAGCAACGTTTGATGCGGTGTGGCTTGCGTTTACTTTCCAAAGCCCAAAACTGCTTGTTGTGCCAGCGTATGTCAGATAGACGTTTGTGCCGTCTGATGCGATGTCTCGTGGGGTGAGCGCAGGCAAACCTGTTACCGATGTCCATGTTGGTGACGCGGCGAAAGGGTTGGATGAGTAGCGGACAGTTTGCCCATCTAACATATATAGTTCGTTGTTTGCTACAACCACTTGCAGGTTTGTGTTCGCTGACGAATAGGATTGCTTTGTTGCGTTCAGCAAAGTTAACTGTCCTTTGGACCAAGGGTTCACACCTTTGCTTGAGAAGTAACGGTAGTCTTGTGCTTCGGCTGTGTCAGCATACTTTTGACCTGCACCGAAATGCCATGATGCTTCACCTCGACGCCATAATCCTTGCGGGTTGATTGCTGCTTCGCCTGGGCTTGTTGATTGGTCTACCGAATCTCGGACACGTGGCTCGAAACCTCTAGTGAATGTTCCCGCTTTTTGGTCGATTAGGTATGGTCTGCCGTTGATGGCAATTGGGAAGATATCTGGTACGAGTTGTGTTGTTGTTCCACCTGCGAAGAAACGTGGCGCTGGATAGAACGCATCGGTGAAACGAAGTAATGTCGCCACCGTTTAATCCTTAGATAAGAAAGTTGGGTATGCTCTCGCTAGACGTGCTGCTTCTGCTTGGATACGGTCACGACGCAACCTGATAAGACTTGTGATGCTGTTAGCGACAGCACCCATAGAAACTTCTTCTGCGCGGCGTGTGTCTCCTTGTGATTCTGTGAAGTTTCGTTTAACTTCGCGTGGTGACATCAACCGTATTTGTGCGCCCAAAGCAACAATGTCTGTGACTGTTTCTTGTACACCGCATCCGCTGTTGATGTCTGTTGCTTCTGTGGCTGCTGCTGTGTATGCGGCTTTGTAGACGACACGTAGACGCCCTGGGAATACTGCTTGGTCGAAACGTAAAGCAAACCCTGATGGGAAGTCATCTGTTGGTAGGTCGCGAATAAGACGAATTTTGCGGGCAATAGGGTAGTCGTCTGTCATATACCTAACCGAAACTGTTAACAAATCTATGATACTTGTCACATTCGTTAGGTCTATCATCGCATCAGAACCGTTGTAGTCGATGTTCAAAGTTTTCACTTGAAACAGTCCGTGCATCGGTGACGACAAATCTGATAGTTCGTCGTTAACTGCTTCCAATATTTGTGCCCGAGGGAACCTTGGGTTGATAGTGATTACGGCACCAGCGGTGTGTGCTGCGGCTGTTGTGTTATTGAATCCTCTTTGAACTGTCAACGTTTTTGTTGCTACGTCTGTCGCCCAAATGTACATGAGTTCTGAATCTATTTCACAAACCTGACCAGAACGTAACCCTTCCAGCGGGTAGTCAACCACAACACTCGTGCCGTTTGACGTGAGTGTTGTGGTTAGTTTATTGCGGGCTTCTACCGTTCCTGATAAAAGTTGTCGCAACGTCCTATCAATGACTACTGCTGCGGTTGTCATTTACTTCTTTTTCTTAGCCTTCATTTTCATCGGTTTGCCAGTTTTCTTGGCTGCTTTTTTAGCGGCTGCCATACCAGCAGCGCCGTATGAGAATTCTTTTTTTCCTACCATTGGCATATTATTTGCCTTTCTTGTTGCGTGTGGATATTGCTTTAGCCTTAGAACGTGCATCGGCTTTCGACGAAGCACCCCAAGCCTGTAAAGATAATAGCAGTCTTGTTGGTTTACCTTTGCTATCTCTTTCAGGTCCTGGCATGTTGCCCATGCGTGCGAGGAAAGATGCACGTCGAGGGTTGTCGCCTGCTTTGACTGGCGGTTTCAATGTGCCACCCTTGTATGAGGCACGACCTTTAGCGTTCAACCCGCCTTTAGGGTTCTTGCCTTCTTTGCGTTGCCACGCTGGTGTTTTAGCCACGGCTTGCCCTCATATTATCAATCAGGTTTGGGTATGGTCGCCCTGCTTTTTTCGCTGATGCTTTCGCTGCCGCTTTTTTCGCTGGGGAAAGTTTCTTAGATTTCTTGTTAGGGTTCTTAGTTTCCCATACAGGTTTTTTCATAATGTCTCCAATAGGTATCCCGATTGTTTTAATACTTCACGAACATTCAACACTACAGTATAGGTTACGTTCGGTTTCAAATCTATGATATGGGTTCCGATTGTGGCTTTGATGGCACGTTTAACCCGTATTTGACAGGTGGGTTCTAACGCCATCCAGTTCGATGGGACAGTTTTGTCGGATGGTTTAACTATCTGTAACAGTTGTTTTGCTGATGTATCCCAGTTGAATGCTTCTGTTTGGGGTGCTGTTTGTTCGGCTTGTTTACGGTATTTGTCACGGTTGTTGTAGATGTCTTTGATGGCTTCGGCTGTTGCTTCTGGGTTTGGTTCATCCCAGTCGCCCATGTTTTGCCATACACCTTTGGCTGTTGGGACAGGTGTGGTTGGGATTCTGTGGGTGGCTAAATCTGAGAATTCTTTGTGACCGTGGGCGTCGGACAGGATGGTGGGTATCCCTGCGGAGATTGCTTGTAGGGGCATCAGTCCGAATCCTTCGCCTCTGGATATGGATATGAATGCGTCGGCGGATGATACCAGGTTTCGTTCTTCTTCAACGGTCATCCATTCGCGGTGAACTATGACGTTTGGGTATTCTAAATCTTTTGGTGCGAACAAATGTGGTGGAACTATTTTGATGTGTAGTTCCGCGTCGGGTAGTTGGAGTTTGTTGAATACTTCTAGTACGACATCTAAACCTTTGCGATACCATTCGGAGCCGCCGCATAATAGTTTAAACTTTTTGTTTGGTTTATGTGGTTGGGGATGCCAGATGGTGCGGTCTACTGCGAGTGGGATGACTCGAACGTTGTCATGGTATTCGGAGAACAGTTCCCAGTTATGTAAACTTGGGACTGTGATGGTTTCAAAATTGTTTAGATAATCGTAGAACTCTGGTGGTAGCCAATTTGTTTCCCACATTGTCAAAAGGTGTGGTACTTGTTGTTTGTGCCAGCCTTTAATAAGGTTTGGTCTTAAAGCAAATATTGTGTGTTCGGCTTGTTTATCAAATGTTACGTATTGTGTTAAGGCTTCACGTAACCCTGACACCATTTTTCCGTAACCGACTTTGATTATGTCGACGCCGACAAGGTTCAGGTATTTGGTAGGATGCCCGTTTCCACTTGCCATGGTTCTTGTGCTCGCCTTTCTACTTCCGCTGCACCATCCACACGTTTAGGTTGCAGACCGTTAGCACGTAACCGTTTGTATGCGGGCATATCTTTTTTCCAACCTCGTTCGGTTGCGTTAACTTGTGCGACTTTGGCGCCACGTGATGTGGTGCTGTTTGTTGCCATTCTGATTCCCGCTATTCTGCACCCGAAACATCCTTCGACATCCAGATTGGGGTGTGTTTCCCTATGTTTCACGTAATGTAACTCCCGTATCCTGCGGCTGTTAACGCCGCTGCTTCCTCTGCTGTTACTTCGTTGTTGTGTCCACCATAATATGTTTTTGTAACGGTTGTCATATCTGATGGCTGTTTTTGTACATATGAACTGTCGGTTAGTAGGTACACGTTTTTGCCTCGCGGCGATGCCACGATGTGTGTACCTAGCCTGTTCGCTGCACGTTGTTCTTTTGGTAGATATTGTCCGTTCATGTATTCGCCGACGATTACTGGGACAACTAGGTCTTCGGTGGGTGGGCTGAATGTGGGCATTATGTGATGCTCGCTCCGTATCCTGCTGCTGTTAGTTCTGCTACTTCTGTGTCGTCTAAGAAAATGTCGTGACCACCGTAATACACTTTTGCTATTAGTTCTGGTCTACGTGGGTCTGTTATCTGATATGTGTTGTCTGTCAGTTTATACAGGTTGTATGCTCTGATTCCTTGTGGGGTGTGTGCGAACAGTTTGTCTTCGCCTTCGGCGTATCTTGTTGCGAACGCATATGTTGACGTGTTTGGTACACGGAAAATATGTGACTTAACCCAACTAGCCGTGCCTGTACCCGTACCTGAACCTGTGGCTGTGCGACGGTTAATTCTTGCACCAACAGAAGTTTGTGTACCTAAACCATCACCTGTAGCGGTACGGATAGATGTCAACAACCAGACACCTGTGCCTGTTCCTGCGCCCGAACCTGTGGCAGTTCGGACACTTACAACTATGTCAACACCTGTACCAGACCCGACACCTGAACCTGTAGCGGTGCGAACAGGGATGAGCACCCCAACAACTGTTGCTGTGCCTGTGCCTGAACCCGTGGCGGTTCGTGGTGCGATATGCAAACCTGTCGAATCCATAGTGCCAACGCCTGAACCTGTGGCGGTGCGGACAGCAACAGCGATACGTGTCGCAGTACCTGTGCCTGTACCTGAACCTGTTGCTTGGCGTTGACGCAAAACATTTGCTAAAGAAGAAGCAGTACCTAAACCTGAAGCGGTTGCGGTAACAGTAATAACTGCACGAACACCAAGATAGAAACGACCACCCGTAAGATACGGGAAACTAAAATCGGTGAGTTGACCTAAACGTGTTTGTGATGCGCCATGCGCCACAGATGATGTGCCATCACCAGCGCCTGTCGCTGTGCGTGTAACTACACGAAAGTATGTGCCACGATAAAACGGGTGTGTGTCAACAAACGGTTCTGCATAACCAGTAACTGCTGTTTGTGCCATAGGGTTTACCCCCTACGACTAATCGAGGGACAGAGTAAGGGAAGTAATCTGAAAAGTATCGCCAGCAGTAACAGCCGCAGACGACGACAAAGCACCAGTCCACAAAGCATTACCCGCAGTTGAAGCATCCCACAAAGACCAATGCGTAATTGTTTCTGTAGCCGCAACGTTAGTCCATTCAAGGGTTGCATCGGTCGCAATAGAACCAGAAGACGCAGCCGCCCAAGAAGCCGCCTTACGTGTCGTTTCTGATGCAGCGTTTGATGTTGCAGCCTCACCAGGGTCGCCTGTATGAAGTTTCACATAAACAGTTGTTGGCATAGTCCAAGCGGCTTCGCCTGTTACATGGTCAAGAATTTTGTTTTCAGCGTAGTTCGAAATAGACATATAAACCTTTCAACGTGACGAGTATAGCAAAAGCAAAAGCCCCCCGCCGAAGCAGGGGGCTGTCGCTTATTAAGTGCTACTAGTTAGAACCGATTGATGATGCCGATTCGATTCGACGAAGCGAAGCCTCGCGGAAGCGACCGTAGCCACCAAGCCAGTACCAACCGACTGGTTGCAAGCGCATCAAAACGTCGGTCACGTTACCGCGAACGATTTTTGGTACAGCGCCGTTACCGTCTTGTGTTGCGTAAGCCTTAGCAAGAGCCTGACGACCCATTACGTGTGTGCAGTAGGCATCAATCGTACCAGTTGTGCTGGTTCCGTTTGAAGCGTTTGCGAACACTTTGGCTCGTGGTGTCTCAATGAAACGTACCGACTCAAACAAGCCGATTTCGCCATTGTAGATACCTTCTGGGTTTACGTAGTTCGCTGGTGTGCGCCATGCTGATACGTCTGTGTTCGAACGGAAATCGTACGACACGTCTGGGTGGATGTAGCCCATGTAAGAACCGTTAAAGGTTGCTACGTTTGCTCCACGAAGTTGTGCAACAACTCTGCGAACATCGTCAGCGTGAAGAATGTCATCTGTTGAGATTGATTCTCGGCTGGTTGGGGTTGTTGTGCCACCTGTGGCGTAAATGACGTTGGTTCCTGCGGCAAGAACTTCACGGATAACTTGGTCGATTGAATCGCCTGCGTTGTATCCGATGATGTTCGCTGCTGCTGAATCAACATCTGTGAATGCTGTTCCGCGCAACTTCGCTGTTGTTACAACTGCGTTACCGTATTCGTTCAGAGTTACAGTTACCTGGCTGTCTGAGAGCGCTACTGGTGTTACGTCAGTTACTTCGTTCAGCGTTGATGTCGCTGCCGAAATGTCTGCGAAGATGGTGAATGTGACACCAGTTCCAGGCATTGCCTGTTGGACTGGTTGTACGTCTGCTGCCTGGTCGAACAGGAGTTCTGAACGCAATGCGAAGTACGCAAGACGGTCGAATGCTACCTGGTCTACCGAGAGAGACGAGAGTTGGGTTTCGCCTGCCATGATTATTTATTCCTTTTGTTTTGAGGGGGATATTAGTTTTCTTGTGCTGCCCGTGCCTCAGACAAAATTTGTTCTACTTCTCGTGGCGAAGTTGCTTCGTTCAACCTGCGTGTCCAGTCAACTGGTGGTTGAGATGTTTGGCTTCCAGCGGCGACTTTGTTGGTTCGCTGCCATGCTTGCATCTCATCCGCAGATGGTTGGTTCTGGGGTGGACTAATCAATTGCGCCTCTACAGCAGCCTGACGGATTGCTTCTGGGTCAAGTTCGCCGTCGTATGCTTTAACGAAATATTTTGACATCGGTTGAAGCGGGTCGATACCTGCTTTAACAAATGCTAATTCTCGTTTCGCTGCTTCGGCTTCCGCTACTTGCTTTCGCAGTTCTGCGGTTTCCTTTTCCAGTTGCTTCATCCTTGCCCTAACTGGGTTTCGGGTTTCGGATTCTTCTATCTGGTCTTCGCTGTCGTAGTTGTCAAACTCTGACATATGGCACTCTCCGTTTCTGCCCACATCACATCAGAGGTATGTGATGGCTGCTATTGATTTGTCACCCCGAATTGCTCCACACAGGCTGGGGGGTTCCTGTGTAGGTTCCTACTTTCGTATCACGTTCGATATTACACACCTTGTTTGGTGTTGTCAACTATCTCACTATTCGATTGTGGTGAGGCTAACTTTTCCGCCTGCTTC